GCCATAACAGTACCCGCCGTATTTGACGCTACTAAATTCTATAATATAGGGGTTCAGTACGATTTATTTAATCTACAACTACCCTATCCTTTATTTCAACTTATAAGTGGGTTTTATAAACCGGGTGACGTTGTTTTTTGGAAAGGGAATATTTATACAGCAATTAAAGGAACTCAACAAATTGACCCACAAAACAGAATACAGGCTGTTTACGACCAAGACATACCTTTTCCTAATATATTCCCGGACGACCCACAAAACGGCGTTTCATTTTGGGGTAACCCACAACCTTATAACATAATTGGATTAGCTCCAAACATACCAGTAAGCACATATACAGCATGGAGCAACTCAACTAGTTATGTTCAAGGTAATAAAGTGTCGTTTGTAATTAACGGTGTTAATACTCTTTTTATTTCACAAAAAACACAAATAAATATTACACCCGGAACTGATATTACCTCGTGGCTTCCATTTACATGGGCTTTGGGAGATAATCGTGACCAACTTATAGTTAAGGCTATGTTGAATTTCACTATTTATAATGTTTTTCCTCGTGTTACGGTAGATGCCGAGCCAACCCAAAAGGAGTTGAGATATAACATGTCGATAGCCGAATTAAAAGGTATGGCATTAGGCGATATAAACGAAGATAAATTAATAAAAATTGAAACTCAGGAAGGAATTAACACGGCATTCGGCGGGGCTGTAAAAATGAATAATTTATGGTAAATGCTTAAAAAATACTGGCTCATATTATATAATTATTTCGTTTGGCTATTCAAAACAGAATACCGAATAGTTGAGATTAGTAACCCACTTACCGATGAGATAGGTTTTTTTATTGAGTACCGAAAATATCATTGGTGGAAAACTCATAAAATAAAATCAGAGGTATTTCAGCATCAATTCGGATGCGATAAAGATGGCAGATTTATAGAATTAAATAACGCTATTCACATATTCAGATACCTACGTGGAAACTTAAAAGTAACAAAAAAAATTAGGGCAGATATACAAGTATAATGGGTAAAATTAAAAGTATAGATGAGCTAATGGGTCGGCATTCCATAATTAAAAACTTGGTTTTACCGGGCGATTTTATGGACGGCTCAAAAGGTAATCGTTATGGCAAAGTGCCTGATAAATTACTTGCCCCTTGGTCTGCACCGACAAAACAAGACATTAGCTCAAATATTGCGCCTGTACAATTTCAAAGGATTAGGCATGATGTTAACCTTTGGCGCGAAGCTATTAGAGAGGCTGAGATGGCTATTTTGCCATTTAGGGTACGACAACAGCGTTTATATGTTGATACTGTTTTAAACCCACACGTACAGGCTTGTATGTTGCGCAGAAAAGAGCTTACACTATTGCGTGAGTTTGAAATTATTGATAAAAGTGGCGAAGTAAACGAAGAAGCCACCGAGTTTTTTAAACAACAATGGTTTGAGCATTTTAGTGATTTAGCTTTAGATAGTATATTTTATGGCTATTCTCTTATTCAGCTTGGCGATATAATTAACGGGGACATACAAGATATTCAAATGGTTAGAAGGGCAAATATAAGCCCAGACAGGCGTTGCGTAACTGTTTTTGAGTACGCTATAAGCGGAATAAATTTTGATGATGAAGTGTACGGAAAATGGCTTTGCTATATACCAACATTAACCGAGATAGGAATTTCTAAATGTGGCTATGGCCTACTTTATAAAATTGCAAACTACGAACTTTATTTAAGACAGTTATTTCAACAAAACGCTGATTACTGCGAAATGTTCGCCCATCCGTTTAGACTTGGTAAAACAGATAAAGTACAAGGTGATGCCGACCACAATAAGTTAGTGGCTATGATGCAAGTTATGGGTTCTCAACCTTGGGGGCTTATAGGTAAAAATGATGAATTAGATTTTATTTCTGATAAAAGCGGTACTGGATGGCAATCTTATGGTGCTTTTAGTAAAATGCTTAAAGATGAAATTAGCAAAGTAATATTAGGCCATGCCGATGCGGTTGATAGTAGGGCGCAAGGTTTAGGTGACGGCAAAAGTTCTGAAAGTCCAGCTAAAATAGCGTTAGATGATAAGCAGACCAAAGACGGCCGTATGATGGAACACATCGTAAAGAAAATACTTATTCCAAAGTTAGTAGGATTAGGTATGCGGAATTTAGAAAACTGTTCTATTCGTTATAAAAACGATAATGAACGTAACGAAATTTTATTAACTCAATCTTCATCTTTAAAAGTTCTTGGTGAAGCACTAAAAAACATTAAAGAAGCTGGTTATACTATTGATGCCGAACAATTAACCGAAAAATCGGGATTTACTTTTACGATTGCCCCAATAGATGATAATGCCGATGATGGCGAATTTGGCAGAGCTAAAAGCATTCAAAATAAAATCAATTTACTATACAATCATAAGCATTAAAAAATGGGCAAGAAAGTCGTTTTATCGGACAAACAAGAAAATAACCTTAAGGCTATTAATAAAATATCTAAAAAGGGAGATTCAATTATGAAAACAGCTAAACTAAAAACCATTAAACCAACTGTAATAAATATTACTAACCTTATTGGAACAGTAAATATTTATGGGAAACAAGACGCAAAAAAGTTACAGGAAATGGTAACGAAAAGTTTAGTAGCGGCAGTTAATGGAGTTAACGAACAAACAAAATAATAAAATGGAAGCGTCAGTAAAAGCAACAAGTTTAATGAATAGTTTTTTAGAATCTGAGGCTATTAGTTGGCATGAAGCAAAGAGGTGTGCTAAAATATGTGTTTACGAGATAATTGAAGCCATAAAGGAAATTACACCAGAAAAAACAGAAAACACAATATTACATCCTATTGATTACTGGGAACAAGTTATAGTAGAAATAAATAATTTATAAAATGGCAACAAACAAAACAAAAAAAGCAACATCGGTATCCGATAAAATCGTGGTTTCATTAACTATTAAAAAAAATCCTGAATGGGAAAAACAATTTTTAGTAGTGAAACGTGAGGCTGAAAAACTCTCTAAAATAGAAGCTGTTATTATTTCTTAATGCCTAAAAAACCAAATAAAGAAGGTTCGTTAAGGCGAGTTTATGAAGGGATAGATACCGTTTATAGCTTGCCTACGGATATTTATTTGTATAACGCTAATCAATTAATAAGTGGAGTAAATAAAGGTTGGGGTAATATATCTTTTGGGTATAATTCGCCTGACTATAAACTATACACTCATATTAACGATAATGTTTATTTGTTTTCAGGAGCAAAGACATTTCAGCAAACCAAATTAATGAGTGCTGAAATTGTTAAAGATGGCAAAGTACGCACTTATGAAGAGTTTAAAAAAAGTGCGGGTACTATATTCGACGATTTTAACGAAAAATATCTACGTACCGAATATTCAACAGCCTTGGAAGGTGCAAGCGGAGCAAAGAACTGGAGTAAAATACAATCAGAAAAACATATTTTCCCTTACGGAAGATGGATAACAAGCGAAGATGCTACCGTATGTCCTATTTGCGCTCCTTTAAATGGCATGACCATGAAAGTAGATAGTAAAATATTCAAAGATACTTGGACTCCGTTACATTACGAATGCCATTGCCATGTTTTACAGGTTAGCAAAGATGATATTGAAGAAGGGTACGAAAGTATAAGTTGTAAAAGCGAAGTGACTAAAATCGAAAAGCATTTAGCCAGTTTAAATGAAAAGGGTAAAATATTTAAAAACAATTCAGGCATCACCGGACAAGTTTTTACTGATAAACACCCTTATTTTAAGATACCAAAAGAATATCAAAGACTTGCTAAAAATAATTTTTCGCTACCAATACCCGAAAATCACGTTAATTATCAAGGCATAAAAACAATTAAATAAAATGGAAATAATTTATGAGTTAGGCTATACAAGTGATAAAAAAGATGTGAGATATTGTAAGGCTATTATAAAAACAACATATCAAAGCTCACCAACAATGGTTATGTATATACAACATGAAGGGGTTGGGGATGATGCGGCTAAACAAAAAGTTAAAGAAATGTTGCACAGTTTTGGTTTAGAATTAGTACAAAAAACAACATAAATGGAAGCAAACATAGAATTAAAAAACGGCAATAGACTGGTAATTGAAAAGGTTAAAAACAACCCTGAGAAGTACGAATTTATGCTACTTAAACACAATAACGTAGTGTTGAGGAAAGACTTTAATCCGAAAGACTTTATTATTCCTTGTTTAATTGAATTATGTTCTGTTTTATTAAAAGAGCCGCTTGAATTAAAAGAAAATTTACGTGTATAAAATGAAAATTAATCGTAAAAATAAGTCGCTACTATTTATTAGGATGAAAAACGGTATTAGAAAAGCTGATGCACATATTTGTTCTGATACTATTAAGCTAATTAAAAAGACAGTTAAACACCAATTAACCAATCCTACTAAAGTAGATTTATTCTAATGGCACAAAAAAACAAACTGGATTTTACTGATGTTATGAAAAGGCTTGAAAAAGCCAAAAGTACATTGCCTCAACAATTAGGTAATCAGGCTGTAAAATTCTTTGTTGCCAATTTTAATAAAGAAAGTTGGGAGGGCGCTAAATGGAAAGAGGTACAGCGTAGAATGACCGAAACAAGGGGTACGGCAAGCGACCGAACAAGGGGAATTTTAAAAGGTAAAACAAGGCATTTATATAGTTCGCTTAAAAACTCTTTACGTGTGGCTAATTGGAAGCAAATTGTGTTAGGTATAGATGTACCATATGCTGAGAAACAAAATAAGGATAGGCAATATATTGGAGATAATAAAGAACTACATGCTATGCAAATGAAATTAATAAATAAAGAAATTTTAGGCTGCTTTAAATAATGTCCTCACCAACCGCACAAATATTTATTGACATTAAAACCCGTTTAGAGGGTGCGGCTCCTTATTTTCCATACCCAGCCACTTTAAAGCCTAGTAAGACGGGAAATTTTGTTTTTAAATGGAATGATAGTGTAAAAAAAATGAAAGAAGGTAAATATTTCGGGCTTAATCTGCCTTTGATATTTATTGATATGCAAGTTACACAGGTTGACCAATTAGGTAATGGGTGCAGACAGCGAAAAATGTCTTTTAAAATACATTGTTGCCATAGATTTTACAATGCAACGGATGGCTTAGTAAAGTTTGACCAAGATTTAGATATTTATTATTTCCGTGACTGGATTTTTCAAATGTTAGAAATGTTTAAACCAGCTCAATGTGGAGTTTTGACATTAGTAGATGAGCCGGGTGAAGAAAGTCACGACATGATAACTGATTATATACTAGAATTTTCTTGTTTGCATACGGATAGCTTAGTTGACCAACCCATTAACGGTAGTTTTATTATTCCTACTCCATCACTTGACGAACAAATGACAATAGTATCAAACTATTATACCGATGAAAACGGAAATGTATTAACCGATGAAACAGACATTATTTTAACCCCATCAATATGAGTAGATTATCAGAATTACCAATAGAAAACCAACCTACACCGACTAGTTATTACTTAGTAATTAGGGATAATGGTGACGGTACTTTTACCGATGTTAAAACACCGATTAAAAACAGTTATTTTAAGGAATTAAAAGTTAATGCCGTTCAGTCAGGAACCGCAGCACCAACCGTAACCGAGCTTATAAACACAGTGGGTGTGGTTGTTTGGACTAGAGTATCTACCGGAAAATATAGAGCGACTTTAGCGGGGGCTTTTACTTCGGGAAAGACAAGTGTAGTGTTTGGTCATTCAGATTATACTTCTCAATTATCGTGGCAATGGATTGATGCAAACAACCTAGAATTTTCAACGGCTGTTGGTGGAGTTTTAACCGATTCTTTATTGAAAAGTTCAACAATAGCTATTACAGTTTATCCTTAAAATATGGCACGTTCAAGCGACTTAATATACAACCAAATGATAACTTACTTGCAAGCCACTTATGGGCAAGTAGGGCAACCGTTTTATCATTTATTCAATGATGTTAATGGCAATCCGTTAACGCCTAGTAAGACGAATTTTGTCGCTATGATACTTGAGGTAAACTCTTATAACGATGCTGTTTTTGAGCAATTATTAGACCAGTACCAAATTACCATACAGGGTTTAATTGATGCCGGTACGCCAAATACATACGCTTGGGTGCAAAAAACTGTTTTAAACTTTCAATACTCGGCTTCAGTACCACAAATAGCCACTTTAGACCCAGTTACTTTAATTCCTTTTTATCCGGTTGTAAATACTTCTTTAAGAATAATTAATGAATGTGCAGTAGTTCCAAATACAGCTTTACCAGGTTCTATTATTATTAAATGTTCAATAAGCGGAACACCTTTATCCAGTCCACAATTAGCGGCTTTAAATAGTTACTTGTTAACTGTAATGCCGCCGATACACTGGACTGTTATTAGTGTGTTACCAGACTTCTTAATGTGCGGAGCTGATGTTTATTATAATGGGCAGTATAACTTAACTTTTATCACAACAAATGTATTTGCCGCTATAAACGGATACTTAAGTTCGTTGCCTTTTAACGGAACTGTTGTGTTATCTGATTTGGAAAAAATAGTTAAAGCGGTTCCGGGTGTGAATGACTTTGTGTTTAGACAAGTTGAAGCTAGGGGCACATCAATTGTTCCGGCAAGTGCGATTAAGTTAGTGAATAATTATACACTTGTTAAACGAAACTATCCTACTCAATCTGGGCAGATAATTATAGACACATACTCAGGAAGAGATTTAGCCTCAACAGTTAATTTTAATATAGGTTAATGGGTATTTTTGATAACATAGATTATTTAGAATTTACAGTAAACAATCTTCCTCCAAATAAGAGGACTGATAATACTATTGCTTTAAATGACGCTATTTTGCAGCCTATTCAATACGATTCTGATAATTATTTTGATACATATAGTAATGGTTCTACCGCTAATCCTTGGAATAGTGCAGCCACTTATTCAATCGGAAATGACGTTATTGGGGATGACGATAAAGTATATCGTAGTCTAATAAACTCAAACACAAATAATAACCCTGTTTTAACTGTTTCAACTGGAATGTGGGAGGTTATAAGCCCTAATTGGATTGGAACGTATGAGCGAATAAAATACAATAATTCAATAGCCTGTTTTAATTATTTACTGAATAGATATTTTAGGTCAAATTTTGTTCAACCTCCGAACATGAACACTTCAGATATTTATATAACACTTAATCCGCCGCCAAAATTGATATTAGGAAGGGCTAACCAAGACGGTCTATGTGTTGGCGGTAGGGGTAATTTTAATAATATGTTAGCGGGTAGGAAAAATAGTAACACAATTGTTGGTATATTTTTTGACTTTACTATTAATTACCCTTCATCTTTTGCGCTGGTTGATACAAATTTTGTTGCAAAATTAACAGCGTTAGCACAAAAATATACAGTAGCCGGATATTCATTTAATACACATAATTATTAAACAAAAATGAGAAGGATAGATAAAAGTTACGAAATAATAAACGGAACAGTAGCCGATTTTAAAACAGGAACTCAACAGCACATTGAAAATGCCGTACAAGAAACAGGGCATATGTTACTAAAAACAATGTTTCCTAATTTTGCCGATGCCAATGGGGATATAAGTGTTTTATATGGCTGCGTAAATACAGGTTCAGGTAGTAATTATATAATAAGTGCCGGCGCAATTTCTTATAAAAGTCCTGATATGGACGAACCTGAATTATTTTATGTAAATCAAAGTTCATTTACTGTAACGGGGGGTAATGCAGCGGTAGCAATTATAACAACTGCAAGCTATACAGGAAGTTCCCCACAAGGAGATGTTGCTGACCCAGTTGGCATGAGTGATAATACAACTCAAAACATTCATAATATAAGAACTATTACACTTGTAAATGGCAACTCATCAACTACTAATTATATAGCTGCTTATTCATCTTTTGTTTTCTTTGGTAATGAGATTCAAACAGATACAAGCAATGGACAAACTTTAGATGTTAACATTACTGCGGGTGGCCCATTTGCATATACCGGATTAATAACTAATTATTCTTATAGAATTATAGGTAACAGATGTGAATTAGACTTTAATATAGTAGCTACTATTACAGACGGGGCTACCGTTGACCAAATTAAAATTCCTTTACCAGTAGGAATTACAAAAAACACGTCTTTAAATAAAAAATATTCCGCAAGAGGAACTTGCGCATATATCGCACCGGGTTCTACAACGGATTATGTGTCTTGCTATGTTAACGCTATTGATGATGGAACTGAAGGGCAAAGACTTGTGATACGAAGAGCTGAAGGTTCTGCCGGAGCCGTAACAATGGATATAAGCACTAGTTCAGTTTTAACCCTATCGGGGCATATTGATTTTCAAATAGTGTAATTATTGAAATAATATTTGCTAATTCAATAATTTAGTGTAATTTTGAATATCAATATGAAGAAAAAGACACTTAAAAACAAAGGCGGCGCACGCAAAGGAGCAGGCAGAAAACCCAAGAAAGACAAGAAGAAAACGGTAATATTATATATATTGGAATCTAAAATTAAAGAAAAAGGCGGGGAAAAAGAACTAAAAGAAACTATCTATAAATTCATAAATTAACTTACAATGAAAACTTTACTATTATCACTACTTATTTTTTTATCAGTTGGTTTAAAAGCTCAAAATCCAATTGTAATAGATAGCATACTTCCTAATCCGGCTTGCTTTAATGATACAGTAACATGTTACATGCATTCGGTTGGCACTTGTACATCATGCAATTTATTTACAATAGAAACAGTACCACAAAATTTAACTGTTTATTCAGACCATAGCCCAACAAATACGGCGGTTGTAGATAGTGGATTTGTGGTTAGATTTAGAATAACATCAAACTTTATGGTAGGAAACCAACAATTATATTTCCCTAATGGTCATACAAGTGGAGTTAATTATACTTTGGTGATAAATAATTGCTATGCTGGCATAGAAAATTACAACTCAAAAGAAGACCTTATAATCACCGAATATTTTAACTTACTAGGACAACCAATAAGTAAACCCTATGGAATTACCATTGAGGTAAAGACTTATTTAGGAGGTTTAAAAGAGGTTAGGAAAATAATTACACCAGTAGAATAACTTATTTGGCACTACCCCAATTAGCCAACTCTAAAATGATTTTCTCTACTGTTTTACCTTGCTTTGTAAGCTCATATTCAATAGTAATTGGAATGGTATCGTAAACATTTCGCTTAATCAATTTACTAGTTTCTAGCTCTTTTAATTCTTTTGATAATTGCCTAGCAGCTATACCTTTTAATTCGGTTCTAAAGTCCTTAAAACGCTTCTTATCGTGTAATAAAATTGAAAGTATTAGTATTTTCCATTTGCCGCCAATAATATTAACTGCTTTATGAATATTTGATAATTGTTTCATAAGATAAGCAAATATACATTTTTATACCAAAAACGGTAATTATTTGGGTTATCCGGTACTTGGACGTGGCTTTAAAGATGCCATTGTATTATTTATGTGTTCAGACCTTTTAATAAGTTCTTTTTTAATATAGTATTTAAGTTGTCCTATTGAATAATTGGGGTGTTCTCTATCTGTTATATTAGTTACCGCCCACAATAAATAATTATCAGGTATTTCGCTAATTTCTTCGCCTTCGTATTGGCCAAACGGGAATTTCATTTTATTTCTGTTTTAATTATTAAATATCGCCGCCAGGCGAATTAATTGAAATATATTCTATTTTATCACATGGGTTCATTACCAGCCAACCCATAGATTTGGATAACTCCTTTAATTTTTTAATTAGCCTTACAGAATCACAGAAAAATACAACTTTTGGTTTACGATAAAAACCTAATTGTATCATTTCTGAATCAATAGCTAAAGCTTTATCATTATACCACTTAGTTTGTTTACGAATGTTTATCATTTTTAATTAAATCTTCGTTTGTAATACAATAAAATAGATTTTGTAATTCATGAACACAAGAAATTTTTTTAATCCAATCGCCACGAACAAATAAATTAGTACAATTTTCGTTAACTGTTACTAACCCAAAATCCAAACAACCTTTTGTATCGGAAAACTCAAATGATTTTTGATACCAATTATATCCCATTCCTTGTGTATATTCAAACCCAAATTTATCAAGCCAATCGGCAGTTAATCTAATCGGTGTTAAATCGTGTAAACTTGAAAAATCGGTAATTTGTATTTGAATTGGCTTTTTAATTCCTTTAAACATAAAGTAATTACCTATTCGTAAATCAATCGCCTTAATCATTAAAGTGAAATATTTTTACTTTCAGGTTTCCATTGTTGCAAATCACTTTCCTTAACGGTATAAACTTTAGGATTGGTTTTATCCTTCTTAAAAAGCACTTTATTATGTACTGGAGTTACATAATAGATAGTGTTTGCTGTGATTGAGGCTCCTATAGCACCCTCATTAAAAGAACGTCCTAAAACGAGGTATTTCTCTTTCTTGTTTTGGATTAAAATTTCGCCTGTGTTTGGATTTTTAATTCCATCTGCCCCACGAACGAAGCCACCCATTTCAAACTTGAAATTAATAATAACCTCTTCCGGCTCAACATCCCATTTTTGTTCCTTACCTAAAACAGCAATTACATCTAATTTGGCTCCTTTAGCTAAATGTTTTGGTACCACGTAATAGAATGTATCCGAATTAAATTTACCACCCATTTTACCCTCAGTAAAAGCCCTGCCCATGATTGTATAATCATCGGTATCTACGCAGAATATCCTTGCTCCGGTCATTCTATCGGTTGCGTTAATAGCCCCCTTTACAACGGCTCCAATTTTATGATTAAATATTATTTGCATGGCGAATAGGAAAATTAGGGTTGTAGATTGTTTGGTCTGTTTTGTCTTTTATTCTAGGCAAGCCTTTTTCGATTGCCCATTCCTTTAAGCATTGAATTTTTGGGGCTATACCACCTTTATTTCGTTTTGTTTTCATAGTTATTTTGAATTTGAACTTTTAAATAATATGCCCGACAAACAGTTTAAACCAATTGCTTGCTGCAAGTCAATTCTATGTAAACTAAATAAGTCTGTCATTAACCAGTTCCAAAGCCACATTGTGGGAAACGCAAGTAAAAATGCAACTCCAATTATTATAGCTATGCTAAGCATTAATTTTCCGATTACTTCCATGTTTTTATTTATTTAAAACCTTATTATTTTCTCTTAAAACTTTGCATTTGCTAACAAAAAAATCAGTACTACCTCTGTTGCTGAAAAAATTAAGTCCAAAGCATTTGTTATAGGTCAACTCAACTTTATAACCGCTATCTAAAGCAAGTTTTAAGTTTTCAATAATCTCAAACGAAGCGTCTTTTTTATCGTTATCAATCGAAAAATCAAATCCAGTTCCGCTACTCATTCCTGTTTGAGTGGTGTTTAAATGACCTTCCCAACTTTTCCAAACTATGCCGGCCTCAGAAAATTGAGTTACATAACCTACACGGTTACCGTTTGAATAATTGTTTGTGCAAGAGCTTAATGCTACAATTGCCGATACTAATAAGATTAGTTTTTTCATTTATTTATTGTTTAGGTTTAAGATGTTTAATCATATACATATAATAATCTGGTAAATAACAATTTAATGATATTGCATCCTTATAACGAGATTCATCTATTTTATATAGCTCAAACTCCTTTTTAGCTATCCTTTCAGACATTAATTTTCTTATACCATAACTATCAATAGTCATATTGTGTTTAGCGCATAATGCTGTTAATTCGTCAAAGAATTTATTAAAACATTCAGGCTCTTTTGCTTGAATAGGCAGTGTTTTATCAGTATCAGTTAAATCAGATACAATAAATAGCACTTCATTTACTTCGTTGGGGTTGTATTCGGGTAGTTTGTTTTTCATTTATGTAATCCTGTTACTTTATAAATATCCGATATAAGGTCAACTTTACTAGAGGATTTACTAATCTGTTTTTGATGGTACTTTATTTCTGTTGTACGCCACCATGGTAGTGATTGTAAAAGTCTTTCGTGTTCTTTTGCGTTTTCATATTCTTTAATGCAGTAATTTTTTAAATATTCGGCTAATTCTAAAGATATTTCCATTATTTAAAGCCAATTTTTTGTTTATCACCTTCAAATTTTAATTCATATTCACGCAACCAATATGTTTTTAATTCACCATTAAGCATATAGGTAAACTCATAATTAACGTAATTAAAACGTATGGATATACCGGTTATCATACCTTTTATATTGCCTATAATAGTTTCCGTTTGTGTGCCGCAAGGCAATATTTTTAATTCAGTCATTATTGGTTTAAATAAAAGTCGTAAATCAAATATTCTTGATTGTAAATCACTTTTTCAAAGTCTTAATAGAACTAACAACTACAACCACTGTAAACGATACAAGGCATATAATACCGCATAAGTAAAGACAATTGTAAAATAGTTGTTGCATGGTTATTTATAAATTCTATCAATTAATATTTCAAGTAAATCCATGTTGTGTAATAAACTTTCAGTTATCTTATTAAACTCACGCATTATATACCCTCCCTTACAAGCTCCAAATGAGAGCCTAGTTCAGTAAATAAAGGGTGCTTTTTAGGCTTATTAAAAAGAGCCTCCAGTTCGTTTAACTGTTGCTCGGTAGTAATTTTAATCTCAAGCGTTACCGGATTAAACACTTTCTTTTTAAGTCCTATTATTTTAGTTTTAATATTAGCCATTATGCGTAATAATATGTTTGCATTACATTGGTATAAATTGGTTTCTTGGTTTCTTGGTCTACTCCTATTTGAAATTTTGACCAACCCTTTTTATATGCACGTAACATTTTACCGAAAAAATTACGCTCTTTATTATCACTAAAATTTTCTGTTTTACCGTCGAATTGACGAGTTAAGCGTTTATCATTAAACACTAGTGGTGATGTGTTATTTGCTTTGTTTTCCATTTTCTTTGTTTTGATTATCGTAATAGAAACGAATTATATCTAAGTGTAATTTATTCTCACTAAACCCAGTCCTTTTTAAATCAGCATAAAACTTGTTTTTTAAAGAACCTCGCATCCTAACATAATTAGCTACCCTGTCTTTAGAGTATTTTAAATGCAGCTTTTCGTTTTCATCCGATTTTTTTATGCTCATTACTCAAATATACTAGGTTACTTTAATATACTAAGTATACTTTATTAACATTTAAATAAAAGTGCGACACTTTTCCTTTAATAGTGCGACATACAGCCGTGTATAACTTTTACTCAAGGTAATTTTGTAAAGGATGAAATCAGGTAAAATTTTAAATTATTCAGCAATCGACAATTTCGATTTACCGTATTGCTCTTATTTAGATACATCCGAACCACGCATGACAATTGATGGTGACATCGGTGGTGAAAATGGAATTGATTGCGCTTTATTCGCTAAAACACTTCGCTTATTAGACCAATTATCAGTTACACGAGGTTACACTCGTATTTGCATTGATATAAATACAGGCGGCGGCGAAGTTGAAACAGGTATGAGTATTTATACTGAAATGCTTTCTATAAAAACACCTGTTGATACTTATGTTACAGGTCGTGCAAATTCTATGGGTGGCGTTTTATTCCAAAGCGGACGCAAAAGATTTATGTATAAACATACGTCTTTAATGCTTCATGACCCAAGCGGTAGCGATAACGTAAAGCAATTAAAAATAGCTAAAGATTCATTAGTAACAATGTTAACCCGTCATGGTTTATCTGAAAAGAAAATTAGCGATTTAATGAGTGAAGAAACTTGGATTATGGCAGAAGATGCAAAGAAAAAAGGCCTTTGCGATGAAGTTATTGATATATCAAAATTAAATAACGTAGATAAAAAGGTTTTATGGAACCAACTACAAATAGTTACAAATAAAATAACCGAAAACATGAATAAAGAAACACTTGCATTAGCACTTGGATTAAGTAAAGATGCTTCAGACAAAGAGATTAACGATGCGGCGGCTAAAATAGGTTGCAAGGTTGTTAACTACACTTTAAATGCAATTCCCAAGGCTAAAGCCGAAGATGATGAAGACGAGGAAGAAGAAGAAAAGCCAAAGAAAAAGAAAAAATCAGTTAAAGACGAAGAAGGCGAAAGTGCTTTAGATAAAATGTGTGGATTGCTTGATGCAATGAAAGAGGAAATGAAAAACTCTAACAAAGCACTTGCTGATAAAATTGCAGCAATGGAAGAGGCTGATAAAAAGAAAGCTAAAAACGAACAAACAAATAAAATTCAAAACAAAATTACCTCACTTGTAAAAGCTGGTAAAATAGCTGATGATGTTGCAACTATTGCACAAGTAGCAAAAGACTTTGAAGACAATTTCAGCATGGCTGAACGTGTTTACGATGCAACTCCTTCTAAGATTACAGTTGCAGCAGCTAAAGTAACTGATTTGCTTTCTAATGCAGAAGCAAAAGCAAGTGCAGAAAAAATTAAAGCACTTGTTGACGAAGTTGTAAAAACTGATGGCACTACAAATGCTAATGCCGGAACTATCACTTATGATAAAGACGGAAACAACGCAGCGTTCACTCCTACAACACCAACAGGTGCAAAACGAGTTTCAATGACTGACGCTAAAAAAGAATTAACAGCAGCTAAAGCATAAACAAAATATAAAAATAAAAACAGATGGATAATTTAAGTATAGTTGATACCAGATACGCAGGTGACCAACAATCGTTTTGGTGGCCTAGAGCTACTGTTACAATGACTACCGTTGCAAAAAACGCAGTTTTAGTTATTGACGGTATCAAAAAACAAACCACTATAACAACTATTGATACTCAGAATCCGTTGCAAGCTAGACAAGCTGTGCCAACTCCTGATGCTAATCCAGTTACAATTGATGGACGTTTATTGGTTCCTCAAGATGTGATGGTTTATAAAGAAACAAATCCTCGTGATTTTGAGGCGCATTGGCAAGCGGTTGATTTGGCTAAAGTTATTTTAGCTAGAGAATTACCGGCTACCGCAGCAGCTTATATTGTTTCTATGGTATTACGTAGAGCATTCCAAAACCTAGATGTAGGTGTTTGGATGGGCTCACAGGCTTATGCTAACGGTGGAGTTGCTAAAACTGATGTACGTTACCAGTATTCATTCTTTGATGGTTTTATTAAACTATTCTTAAATGACGTAAACGTTATTTCTGTACCGGGTGTTGTAACATTTACAACTCCATCAGCACCAAGTACACCATCAAACATAATTGGATATATGCAATCTTGTATTAACCAATGTAGCGCAATTTTACAGGCAAATCCTCAGAAATTCCAGCGTTTAAAGTTTGCTATGAGCGTAACATCTTTCAATTTGTTTGCTCAATCATTAACGCTTGGCACTTCGTTTAAAAACTTAGACTATGCAAGTTCAACACCTGAGAAATTTCAGGGGTACGATGTAATTGTACTTTATGGAATGCCGGATAACACCGTAGTATTCGGTGAGTTCTTAGATGATGGCACAGGAAACTTTGCAATAGGCATGAATGCAATGGAAGACATGCAATTAGAGCTTAGAAAATTGCAAGCAAACGCAGAAACTTGGTTCGTTAAAGGACTTTTAAAAATGGCTGTTCAATACGGATGGGGTGACCAAATCGTACTTGCTACAACATTAACAACAAACAGTTTCTTACCATAAACTTTAAAAAACAGAAAAAATGAAAAAACTATTTTCAATAATTGCAATACTTGGGTTGTTTGTGTTAAACACAAACGCCCAATCAACAACACCTCGTTTTGGTATCACGCCAAATGCAGACAATACATATCGCACACTAACAAATGGATATGCTTCTGTAACCACTACAACTGCAACTGCCGTTTTAGTTCAACGTCCAAGACATTTCAATACTATCTACAAGATAGGCACATTGACGCATGCCCTAACTGATTCCATGTATGTAACAGATGCGTTTGTAGGCGACCAAGTAACATTCATATTTAATGCAGATACATTAACCGCTGGGCGTGTTGTAACATTTGGTAATCATATAGCTAGTGCAGGCACATTAACAGTTCCTAATAGTAAAAGTTCACATTCGGGCGAGGCCACTATAACATTCATTTTTGATGGCGTTAGATGGACTGAAAAAGGCAGAACTATTAATACTAATTAATTATTAATTAAAATTTTAATCCAATAAAAAACATGGAACCTATTATATCAAAAGAATTAGTACAAACGCTTGAAGAAAATTATCGCATTGAAAATGTGTATTTCGAAAAAGCTACTGGATTACATCATTTTAACCACGTTAAAACGGTTGTTCAGGAAGGAAAAGAAGATTTACTTACTGTGAATGGAAAAGAAGTTATCCGAATGACTGCAAAAGAAGTTAAGGGTAAATATAAATCCTCTGATTATTCAGTTGCAGAAACTGATAAAGAAGTTAAGGGTAAAAAATAATGGCTCTTATACAAGAACACCAAGCCTTAGATTATGCTAAATCTAAATCAGGTTTTAATAAAGCCTCATTAGTATTAGTAGATGAATTTGGTAATGTTCGATTTGACCCATTAGAAAGTGAGTATGAATTACTTAAAAAACAAGGTCAAGTTTTTATTGTTAAGGGTTCGGTTACAGAAGATAAAGAAGAAGATAAAAATCATTCAGATAACGAAGAAAATTAAAAATGGCATTACCGGATGTAAAAGTTTTAGCGGGCAAAGGAAGTGCTAATCAAAGCGCACCGGGTCAAGATTATTATAGTGGATTAATCTATTATACTAACACGTTGCCTAGTGGGTTTACTTCAAGTTCAAGAATTAAACAATTGTTTTCTGTGGCAGATGCCATAACCGCCGGAATTAAAAATGATTATTCGGACGAAACACAAGCTACTTTTCATTTACCTATTTCGGCCATAGGCTCAACTGGCGATGTAATTGTGGTTAATTACGCTAATCCTATTACAGGATTAACTGACGTATTAGCTACTTATGCTCAAAAATCAACCGATACAACAGCAACTATTTTAGGTGCAAGTTTAGCTTTAGCAATTACAAATAATCAATCTGTTAATGGTGGTTATACAGCTACTTCAACAACAGGCACTTTATTAATCACAGTAAAAAAAGGTTTAGGAATTACCCCTAACACAGGTACACCATTATCAACTACAATTACGGGCACTATTACCGTAGGCTCAATTGCCTTAGTAACAAGTGGCGTAGCTTCTTTATTATATGTGTGGTATTATCATATTAGCGAATATTTTAGATTAAATCCTTTCGGTAATTTACATGTAAGCTTTAATGCTATTCCGGCAAATGCTGCTTCTTATACTTATGTGGAAGTAAGTTTAATGCAAACTTTCGCAAATGGGATTATCAGAAACTTTGCGGTTTATGCTCCAAAAAATTACGCCGCTGGAGCTAGTGATGTTTTAACTTTTATTACTGCTTCAACAGGACTTTTACAAACTCAGTACACAGCAATTTTTAACGGTAAAACACCGGGACAAATTTTGTTCTCAACTGATTTAATGAAACTTACAAATATTTCTAATCTAACATTAGATTTATCGACTTTAACTAATAATCGCACATCGGTTATTATATCTCAGGACGGAGCAAATTTAGGTAACTCTTTGTTTTTACAAACTGGTTATTCTATTACTGATATAGGCGCAACGCTTGGTGTTATGTCTGCTGCATTAGTAAGTGATGATATTGGAGATTTAAGTCAATTTAATTTAACTAATGGTACTGAATTAAGTGTGCCGGCTTTTGGAACTGGAGAATTAAATAAAAATCTATCAGGGAATCTATTAACTCAACTGGATTTATTCAGATACATTTTCAATTTAATTTACGTTGGTTATACTGGAGTTTTCAAAAACAACGACCATACAGCAACATCGGTAACAGATGAATTTGCTTATATACATTATGGTAGAACGTGGGATAAAGCAAGCCGATTATTGTATGTTGCTTATTTACCTTTCTTAAAAGCAAAATTAGCTTTAAATGCTGCTGGAAACTTAACGCCGCAAACACAGGCCACTTTGGTTGAAGCTGGTAATACCGCTTTAGATGTTATGGTGAGAAATACCGAGTTATCGGGTTATACAGTTGTAGTTCCGGCAAACCAAAATCCAAACATTACAGGAAAACTAGCAATCACAGTTAATCTATTAGCTGAAGCAATTGCAAATGAAATAGATATTACCTCACAATTCGTAGCATCATTATAAAATAAGACAATGCAGCAAACAGCGGTTATAAACGGAATTATGAGCAGTTGGGCTAACATTAGCCTTATTCTATTCGGCACTATTGTACGAGGTGTAAAGGGAGTTAAGTACAACTATAAACAGGATAAGAAAAATGTTTATGGTTGGGGTTGTGAGCCTATTGGGCGTACTTACGGAAACATTGAATACAACGCTGAGATTGTTTTATTGCGTGATGAATTACAAAATATCATTAACGGATTAAAATCTAACGGACTAAATAAAATCACAGATATAGCACCATTTAATATACCTGTAATTTATGGACAAAACCCTGCGGGCGGTTTAAATCCGGCTCCACAAGGCCAGTACCAAGATACTTTAATGTATTGCGAGTTTTTAGATTTCAATTTCGACGCTAAACAAAACGACCAAGAATTTGACATGACACTTCCTTTAATAGTAGGTGGTATGAAACATTTTTAATTTTTAAATAATAACAATTATGGGGCAAGAAGAATTAGTAACTGAAAAAACAGCCGAACAAATAGCGACTGAAAAAGCAAAACAAGAAAAATTTGATGCAATTAAATTAGCTGCACATGATACGGCTCAAGCATTATCAATTCAGTTCGGAGTAAAAGTACACGAACTTTTTGTTATTAAAGATGATGAGTTAATAGTGGGTTATATAAAAGAACCTGGTATGAGAAATAAAATGGCTGCTGTAAATCTATTGTCAAGAGAACAATTAGATGCTTGCGGAGAGCTTATTATTCGCACTTCTTTATTACCCGAACAAAGCGACTCACGTTTAGTTGAAGGCGGTGGAGATGATGATGTTTATGTATCCGCTTGCTTCGCTTGCAATCAATTTGTAAAATTTTATGCCTCTGAAGTAAAAAAAAATTAGATGCTCATTCTGTAAAAGACGAGTGGTCTAAGATATGTGCGTATGTAGGTTTTTATTTCAACTACCGAGAAAAAAAAGAAAATAAACCGAGAACATTAAACGAATGGTATGCACAACAAAATACAATAAAAGAAGATTACGAAGAGGAAGTAATGCAACGTTGGTCGGAGCTTCATTATGTATTGAAAAATCCTTTGCCTTTCAAAAATTATACTGTTTTAGTGGAAGATAAATAATGACTGATGATGTAAAATATATAATCAGTCTGCAAGATAAAATTTCTTCGCAATTAAAGACTATTCAAGGTAATACCGAGAATATGAACAAGTCTATTGATAAAACAAAAGGCTTATTGACAAACTTGGGAGTAGTTGCGGGGGCTATGTTTGTAGCTAAAAAAGTTTGGGAGTATGGCAAATCAATAGTTGACTTAGGGGCAAAATTTGAAGCATACGAAATAGGATTAAGCACTTTATTACATGGAACAAAAGAGGCTCATGATGCTTTTGAACAGATTAAAAAAGACGCTGCCACAATTCCATTTGATACTGAAAGTTTAATACAGGCAAACAGAGCTTTAATAAGTGCCGGTGCTTCAGCTAAAGAGGCTCGTTCTGTTACGTTAGATTTAGGTAACGCAATTGCGGCAACTGGCGGCGGTAGTGATGCTTTAGGGCGTATGGCTGTAAACTTACAGCAGATTAAAAATATAGGCAAAGCATCTTCTTTGGATATTAAGCAGTTTGCATTTGCTGGTATTAATATATATGGATTGTTAGCTAAATCAACTGGTAAAAGCATAGACCAAGTAAAGGACATGGAGGTTAGTTATGGTATGCTAACAAAAGCCTTAAAAGATGCTGCTGGTGCAGGTGGTATTTATGAAGGCGGATTAGCTAAGATGGGTAAATCTACTGAAGTTCTTAAATCAAATATTATGGATTCAATTTCTTTTTTAGGAGTTGATTTATTTAAGATTGCACAACCTTTAATAAATAAGGCGTTGGGTTTAGCGAATGATGCAATAAGTGCAATAAAAGAAAATTTACCATCAGTTATGAATGCTTTAAAACCTGTTTATGACATAGTTAAAGAAATTGCTATGTATTTATTTAGAATAGGAAAAGATTTAGTTCCATTAATTAAACCAGCTTTTAATGCAATAATTATAACCGTTAAAGAGCTTTGGACTACTATAAAATATTTAATCGACCCAATAGTAAATAATCTTCAGCCAGCAATTGAACAAATAAAAGAAAGATTTGAACTTGTTTCTGCTATTATAAAAAAGATTTCGCACGATTTCAGGCCCTTGTTTATTTTAATAGGTCGTTTGGCTGGAGCTGTATTTAAAATAGCCGTTGTGTTCGGGCAAATAGGGCTTGCAATTTTTAAATGGATAACACACACAAGAGTTTTTAAAGCCATTTGGGATAGCATCGTATTAGTGCTTACTAGGGTTGTTGGATTTATAACTACAATAGTTGAAGGTGTGGCCTCATTATTAGGAATGTCGAAAGGTGTTACTAAAAATATAACTACAACTGCGGCGGCTGGTGAAAATGCTGGCGTTGGAGGTGAATTAGGCGGCGACAAAGAAGGATTGAAGGGTTTAGACCCTGCGGGCGATGCGGCCGGAAAAGACAGTAAACCAGAAAGCGCAAAGCTAACTAATATAAATATTTCAATAGGAAACTTGGTAAATGAAATTATTTTCCAAAAAACATTGGCTCAAAGCGAGGGTCAATTAAAAGAACAAATTGTTAGAATATTAACCGGAGCCGTAAACGGATTTAATGTTATACCGGGTCAATAATGGCAACCGAATTTACACATATAGAAAAATTTGACGCATTCAAAACAGGCCAACAGGTAAGTTATGCGGCTGGTATATCCGTTACAAAATCTAATCCAGCCGATAGGGGTGTTGCTAACTTATACCATTTAAGCAAAAGCCAAAGTCAATCAGTAGGTAATAATTCACCCAAAGACCCCGCCTTATATATTGGAGATTTGGGGCAACCCGTATATTCTGATTTATATATAACTGAAGGAAGTTACATTGATAGTCAAGGAAATGTTATTACTTATCCAAGCATCCGAATACCACAAGTGTTATTTACAATCACGCAAACAAAGAACATTATTGAAACATCCGTACAGGGGCTTAATGACACTATTAAAGAGTATATAAGCGAAGGTAGTTGGATGATAAGCGTAAAGGGTGTTTTAGTGGGTAAAAATGGCATTTATCCATCAACATCAGTACAGAATTTAAAGCGAATATTATCGGCTTCATGTGCTATTCCTGTAACAAGTGAATGGCTTAATCAATTTGACATTCATAATATAGTAATTACCGATAAAGACATTCCTCAAGTAATGGGCGGGCAATCCCAACAGGAATTTAATTTTAATGCAAAAAGTGATACACCAATTGAATTATTCTAATGGTTTTAATTGTTATCACAAAAGTAGTTATTACGCAAGTTCCTACGGACGTTAATCCTACCCGCAATAAAACATATACTTTTCCTTACGTAACGGAATATAAAAGTGAAAGCTCGTGGGCTAATTTAACAGGAAAAGGAAGTATTAAATTTCCTAAAAACATATGGGTTATTGATGAAAACGGAAATAAAATAAATCTTGGGGGTGGTGTCGGGGGAGCTAATAATAACTTGCCCGTTAATGCAACTTACGGCACTCAACCCCCTCTTTTTTTACGTGGAGATAAAATAAATATTTCTGCCGGTTATGGATATTTTGATAGTACTGGAAAACCAAGAATAGTTATCAATAAAATACCTTCCAATTATATTACTAAAGTAACCCCGAAATTACCCATTGAATTAGAGTTTGAAGATAATATGTACTTGTGTAAACAAGTTCTTTGCCCTAACAAAAATTGGGGTACTTTATCAATGGAGCAAATTGTAAGCGAGTTAATTGAAATAGCTAATCAACAGTTTACAAGTGCAAATTTAGTATTTAGAAATTCATTAGGTGTTTCAACCAATGTCGGGGATTTTAGAACCCAAAATGAAACCATAGCACAGGTTTTAAACCGACTTCAAAAAGATTATAAAATTGAGAGCTTTTTTAGAGAAAATGAGCTTTTTTGTGGGCTTATAACCTATTATCCTAATGTAGGTACGGAACATAATTTTGTTTTTCAGAAAAATATTATTTCAGACCAATTACAGTATACTAGAAAAGATGATATTAAAATAGGCTTAAAGGCTTATTCTATAAATAAAACAGAATTACAAACAACAAATAAAGCGGGTAAAAAAAGAACGTCCAAAAAACGTTTAGAGGTGTTTGTGGGAACTCCACAAGCGAATGACGGTCAAATACGCACAATGTATTTTTGGGACGTTCAAACAGTACAGGAACTTACTAAAATGGCTACTCAGGCATTGGGTAAGTTAAACTATGAAGGTTTTAGGGGGAAGTTTATAACGTTCGGGCTTCCATTAGTAGTGCAAGGTGATAGAGTTAATTTAACTGATAACATTTTACCGGAACGAAGCGGAAAATATTTTGTAAAAAGCGTTGATTATTCAGGTGGTTTTAGCATAGGATTAAGACAAGAGATTGAAGTCGAATTAAGAGTTGATAACGCTATCATTAATAATGACGGCACAGCATCGCCAAGTATAGAAACTGAAATTAATAGCGGGTCGTTTGCAGGATTATGAGCTTAGATAGAGAAATAAAAGAAGCTGTAAAGCATTTGGCAGACACACATTTAAAAGATGATGTAAAGTTTGTTGATTGCACCGTTGATAGTGTAGATGTCGATGCCGGCACTTGCTCAGCTACCCCAATAGGCGAAAACAACCCTACTCAAATAATTAACA